TCCATCTCTCGATTGACTTTTTCTGCTACAGGATCGACATATTGCGCATCCGGTCGGCAGAAGTATGAGCGCCCCACCTTGATTGGCATGGGCCGGATTTTGCCGTTTGTGATCCAGTTCCTCAGTGTATGTCGGTGTGGCATATTTTCACCAAACATCGACTCTGCCCAATCGGCGATAGGAATTAACTGCGCTGCCATTCTGTCCTCGCAAAAAATCACCCCGAGAACCCGTTTATTTGGTCTTAGCCGCGTTCCTAATTCGAGACAAGTCAAACGTGTAGTGACCACCTCGTTGCGACGATTCCCAACACATATGCCAGAAACCGATGTTCTTCTGCATGGCGGCGATTAACGATTCATTGCCGGACCAACCGCCAGTTGAAGCACTGAGTATGTCACTATCAATCGCCCAAAGCAGATCGCGACACCACCAGAGAGATTGCACGAAGTTGAGCATGGCGGCAATGTCATGCCATGGCCATTCTTCGACACGTTTCAGCGCCTCGTCTGTTGGATAGCCATCGTCATCGAACATTTCCACGTTCCCACTCCCTCTTCTGCGCTTCTTCAATCACCTTCCGCGCCTCATCGACCTCACGCCCATGGCGCACCTCTGTCTCAAGCGCCAGAGCGAATTCGCATTGGGCGCAGTGGCATTTCCATGGGATGCCGTGCTTGCAAGACTCATTCATACTGCACTCCGTCGTATGCGAAATCCCATTCATCGCACATATACTGTACGGCTCGCAAATCCTTCTCGGTTGGTACGTAGCCAGCCCGAACTCGTAGCATCCCGCCAGGCCAGCGGAAATTCCCAGCCAGCCATTCGAGCGCCGTGGAATCCGTCCACTCTTCCCTGAGTTCGTCAGTTGCCTGTGGCATAACCCATTCCTCGCGTGTGATCTCTAAGATTCGTTGAAGTGTGGTGTGCATTCAGCGTCCGGCGTTGCTGTATGTGAAATGTTGTGGCGGCGTGCATTGAGCGCTTGCGCATGTCGGTTGCCATGGCGCGTTGCCGCAGCCGCATACTGGGCATTTCCAGCCCACCGTCGGCTGTTGAGTGTCAGGCTGGCAGCCCCCCGAAAGGCGAGCACATGCTCGGCGTCTGACACTGCATCATCGTTTTGCGGCAGATCATCATTTCCGTTCTCCCTCAGTGGCAGGGGCGCGGCCATCCAATACGCGCGCATAATCGGCGATTTTCCGTGCCAGTTCTGCATCGTCCATGCCGATCGCCTTGGCAATCGCCTCGCGAATCTGGCTGGCGTCGCATCTTGAAAGTGACGGCAGCGTGCACCCAATGTCGGCATCGTATGTGCCGCCAAATCGACGGATGAAATCGCATGCTTCGGTGTACGGGTATCGGCTCACTTTTCTTCCCCTTCTTGTCGTTGCGCGAGGGCGATCTTCACCGTTGCCAGGAGGACGCCGCGCGTCCAGTCAACTGCCCGAGGATTAGCCCACTCGCTATCTTTTTCGATGGTTGTCAGCAGGCGCGTGAGTTGATCCCGCCGATCCGCTTCTCGGGCTTCGAGTTCGGCGCGTAGCGCTGCCGTTCTCTCAACCCACTCAGCGTTCAGCTTCACGTGCTCACGGTTGCGTTCTTCTCTGGCTCGCTCTGCGTCCATCACGGCCTCTTTGCGCTTTTGATTGGAGGCTTCGAGTTCGGCGCGGAGATTTATGATCTCGACCTTGGCGTCGCTCAATGCGACATCGATGTCAGTCGGATCAACCGGCACGCGCATCGAAAAATCGCGGTCAGTGAATCGCTTCAGAGCGCCGTCGAGTCTCTCCACGATGTCCGGTGATTTGATGAGTGGCGTCATCCCTTCTCTCCATTGGGGGCGATCGGTAGAGGCATCCAATGCGTCACACCCTTCATTTTGTTTCCGCAGACCGCAGATGTCCGCCACGTCTTTTCACCTTCTGAATTGGGGTGATAGGCAGCCCATACGATCGCGCACGGGGCGTATAGATGTCTCAAGTTCGGGTGAAACGTGCAACCCAAGATCGGCGTGCCATCCTTCGGCGCCGTCTCGATAGGCTGCCACGCCTCCCTGTCGGGAGTGGTGCGGCGGGCGGCATCCCGCTCAAGCGCATCAACACGTGCTGCCAAATAGCGGATTTCGTTGGACGCCTCGGCCATTACCATGCAGTCATCAGCGGTATGCAAAGGTGCATCTAATTTTTCGCAGAGTTCTCGTTGCGCATTATTCATCATCATCCCCATTTATCGGGGCGGGCAGCGGCTCGGAAAGATCAATTCCGAGCATGGTCATCACTGCATCGATCTTCGTCAATTCTATTTCGAAATCCATACGATGCGTTTCGCCTTCGCATGTGAACGGCAATCCGTTATGAATTACTAGCGCGTAGCGAGCTACATGCAGGGCCTCAATGATTCTTGCATCACGCTTCATCGCAGTGATGGAGACGGCGGCAGGTTTGCACTTAGGCATCGGTGGCGGTTCATTTCTGACCTTCGGTAATAGTCCCGCCTCGATTCGACATACATTGCACAATGCTGGGCCCCCGCACCTAGCTTTAGCTCCATCAGGACGCGGATTAATCCATCCATGCCTTTGACTGACGGCTTGCGCGATGGCCGAAGATCGTTCGCGACTTTCTTTGCAGGCGCATGCTTTGCCCTTGATATAGAAGCCGCAAGTTTCGACACATTTCTCCGTCAGCATGTCATCGGTGATCTTCATGGCTTGCTCCGGGTGAGGGCGGTTTCAAGAAGTTCGCGAGCGAAGCCGAGAATATCGGCATCGTTCAATGCGGCGCGGCCATTCTCGAGGCTGTACCCAGTGACTCGCTCAAACATGGCTGCAATCTGCCCGTCCGTCACCTCGTCTCGAGGCTCCGGCTGAAACTCATCCATCAGCGCGACCCGAAGCGCGGTGCGTTTGTCGCGCGTCGGGCTCTCGTGATACTCGTCGACGAGGGCGAGGATTCGCTTCGAACGCACGATTGCGTCTCGCGGCTCCGGCTGCACCGGATGTGCGGTCAGTACGTCAAGCAAGCCATTCGCGGCCTCAACCTCTTCCGGCCCGCGGCCACGCAAGCACGCCTCGGCGCGCTCGATCTTGTCGCGCTGGTCGTCGGTGAGAGAGGATCGCGGCTCCGGCTGCTGGGTGGCGAGAACTTCACGCTCGATCGCACGCGCGAAGTCTCGTAGACGCACCTGCCGGTCGTATCCGAGATTGAGCTGCGCAAGTTCCTCGATGCGCTCGTTCGTCAGCGTCTTATTCATGCTTGGCTCCGATGCGTTTGTTCCACTTCCGCGCAGCGCTTCGCATGGCGGCGCGATGAATGCGAACGACGTCGTTGCGGTCGGGAATCTGCGAGCCGCCACCGGTCGGTACGTTGCCGTGTGCCTCGGCGTCGCACTTCAGGCACTGAACCCAGTACGACGGTGTGTGCGTGTTGACGAGTGCGAGCTTCGTGCTGCCGCAGAACGGGCAAGGCAGCAGTTCATGGCCCGCGTGTTTGCCGTCATCGTTGAAGGCACCACTGAAATGGCCGTCGCCGCCGAAGATTTTGAGGCCCTTGATATGGTCAGGCATGCTTGACTCCGTTGTCGTCAGCCACTTCGTATTCCCAATGCCCGTTGTCATGCGTGGCGAGAAAGTCCTCTGCCACGAGCTCGGCGCACACATCTTCGTAGTCCTCGGGCCGCTTGACGCGGATCACGATGAATTCGGGATGGCTCATTGCTTGTCACCTTTGAGAAGGGCGTCGATCGTCGAGAACAGGTCGGTAATGCGGGTCGGCGGATCGTTTTCCCACTCGACCTGAGACAGTTCCTCGCGAGCTTGGCGCAGCACGTCCGTCAGCCCGACAGGAGCGGATGCCGGGGCGGGAGGCTGCGGGGCGGCGGCAATGGCACGCGTCAGCGTCGCGTCACTCTTGAAGCGCTCGTAGTACGCCTGCGGCACGTCGAGCCATTCGCCTTCCTCGGTGAGAATCTGGTACCGAACGAGGGGCGTGGCGGCGGCGATCATGGCCTGATAGTCGGAACGGACTTCGGCGCGCACGAGGGCGTCGCCATAAAACTCGGAATCACCCTTTGCGATGCCGGCAGTGATCATCTCGTCGGTCGGCTCAATCGGCACGAGCGCATAGCCGACCGGGATCACCACCGCTTCCACCGCCTGCGCGTCTGCCGGCGCTGCGTCGCACGCGCTACACCCGAGTTTGGCGGATGCAATCGCTTCCCATGCTGCGCTTTCGAGCGTCGGGTATGCGGCAGTATCCCAGCATGCCGGATAGTGAAGTGCCCGCGCGATTTGCTCGCGAATAGCGCTTCCAGGTGCTGCCGCTGCATCTGCGGAGGTCCACGTGTCGGCTTTGCCCTGCGTTCCGATCGACGCGACGCCGTTCGTCGGCACGTCGGCCGGCCGCCAGATGGTTCCGCATGCGTGGCAGAGGTGCGAACGGTGCGGCGGGTTTTCCCATGTGACCTTCGGCGCGACAGCGCGGCCGGCATTCGGGCCGCTGGAGATAAGTCGGCCACGCTCAGTCTCGGGCGCGTCGACGTGCTGCACGCCGCACTTCGGGCAGAACAGAAGCATGTCGATCGGGGCCGCTCCCGCCACATCAGTGCGAGGGGCGCGGGAGAGGACATCGGCTGCTTCGCGCAAATCGTCCTCGAGTTGAATCGTGCCGTGGCGAGCCGATTTCGGAACCCACCAGCGAAGCCGGGTAGCAATCGGCGCGTTCTCGTCGTACGCGCCATGATCGGCGGTGCATTCGGCTTGCAGGCGGTCGTACCAGTCCGCCCCCGCCGCATTGGGCGACGAGGCGCGGGCTTGCCATGCCACCCATGCTGCATCCTCGGCACCATCGTGACCGTGCTTGATGTCGCATCCAATGCCTTGCGAATGATCGAGCGTTTCGACCCAAGCCTCGAACGCTGCCCGCTCGTCCGCCGCTGCCGCAACGGGCTGCGCGAGCGGATCGGCCCGCATCATCGATTCGTCGAACGCTGCGCAGGTCCGGGTATGGCCCATCGTCATCCCGCAGGTGCATACGAGCCCGCCCGCCACTGGCGGTTCGGGCTGCGCGACAGGCAATTTCCAGTCGTCACTGAGGCGCGATCCGGTAAGCGGCACGCAGCCGTTCTGTCGCCAGCATTCGCCTTTCGGACTGCATTCGTGATGGCACTTACCGCCGTCGATGCAGTGCCCCGCTTCCCGCAGGCAATAGTGCAACCACTTCACATGCGCGAGCACGTCGGCCGGCGCTGCTTCGTGCTGTTCGACAGATAACTTCGCGTTTTCTTTCTCTTGGCTCATGATCACTCCCACGATTCGATGACGAATTTCCCGAAGACGCCGCGGAAAGTGCCGAGGCCGATCGCTAGGCCGCCTTCCTCGATCAAGTTGCGGATCTCCTGCTCCTTGATCTCCTTGTTCGGATAGATGTCCAGCGTGAATTCCAGCGCCCACGGCAGCGGCAGGACGGGGCGTTCCTTTGGGTTCGGGATGCCCTTGTCCAGGCGTGCGACAGACCGATGCAGGTAAATGCCGCTCGCTGGGTCGTATTCCTCACCGAAGGCGCCGACGCGAACCGGTTCTCCGTCACGCAGGATCGGCAGGTAGCCCGGTGTCGTCGCCGGACCCGTGATGCTCGTGAAGCTCAGGCATGCGTTCGCAATGTCCTTGTAGGCCCGCTTGTCCCGCAGCCGCTTCGGAGCACTGTTCGTGTTGTGCGCGGTGAGAAACGACACAATATTGGTGGCTGGCAGACACAAAATGTCCGAGCCAGGTATCAGGTAGATTTTTTGATGCCATTCCAGCTTCGTCTTGTTGTCGCCCGCGTACCGATCGAACATCAGTTCGCGCAGACCCTTCAGGACGACGCGCCGAGTCACTTTCTCCAGCCGCGTGTCCGATTTGCTCAATGTGCTCATCTTCATTCCTCATGGGTAAAGCCCTCGCCTTGCCTATCCTTGCCAGGCCCGTCCCAGCCTCTCCAGGCCCGTCCCGGCCGCGCCTATCCTTGCCGTGCGCTGGTGAATCAATCGATGTCGCTCATCGCATCCTCTGTTAAGTGGTCAGCCTCAATGGCAAAAAGTTGGGCGCTTTACTAGCCGCCCGAATCACCACGGGGAAATAAGGCGCACCACTCCACCCGGCGGAGAAACGCCGTCCATGTGTCGGCCTATTCCTGTGTGTGGGTGGGTGATGCGTAGCGAGGGCTTAGCTCGGCACCGGAAGGCCGAACGCCTTGAGAAGATACGGATCGGGATCTGGTTGACGCGCGTACCATGCTCGATAGTCGTATGGCACATCAGCAATCGGTCTGCCAGCATGCTTTCCAAACGACATATGGGTTGGGATGCGCGCCTTCTCCGAAAACTGATAGACGTCTTCCCAGGTTCCCATGTCTTCGTCGCAGTGCTCGATAATTGCAAAGAGCACGCGGGCGCAGAGATAGCAATCGGCAAGCGCGTTATGTGCGTCTCGAAGCTCAAGACGCACTGCTTCCAGATTCGATACGAGCATGTAGCTAAGCGCACCAAGCGTGTGCGATTCTGCATCCGGCCACACTCGTCGCGCCATCGCCAACGTGCAGATGCGCTTGACGTTCAGCTTACCAGCGACCTCCCAATCAAAATCGACCTTATGTCCGATCATGTACTTCATGTCATTCGGCAAACGGAATTCGCTGTTCGACGGACAATCAATCAGATCGGAAGGCAGGATGTGATGCACGGCCATCGCGCCAAAGCTGATCGCCTTGGTAGGCTGGTAGCGTCGCAGAAACACATCGCGCGGAGCATGGTCGGCGAGATCGTCGCTCATCAATAACCATGCCGCCTCGATCAACTGCGGTTCGTCCGCACTCGTCGTCTCGGTATCGAAGATATATGCGCTCATCTGATCTCCAAGCGAGTTTTCTGTTCCAGATGCGCTCCCGGCACAACTTCGCCAGCTTTGAGTGCATCCTTTAGCTTCGATTTATCGAGAGATGGCGGAGGTGGTTCAGGAATCTTCATGAACGACGGCGGCACCTTCTTTTCATCATCGATCACGAGAGACGCCGGGTTTTTCTTGATCGACAACACGAAGAATGGCGATTCAATCTTCTGCAGTTTTGCATGCTCCATATTTGACCGAAGATACTCGCGAACGTGATCAGCCTTCTTTCTGATCGCTGCCGCGCGCTCACTCATCATTTCAATCTGCGTCTCTATCGCAGCTGCGCTAGACTCCAGATTACGGACGAACATGGCGACATTGATCGATTTTTCTTCGATATCACCACTGATCGATTCCAGCGTGTCTTGAAACGTCTGCTCGTCCAGCCCAAGTTGTTCGAGCTGATCAAGTTGCTGGCGATACTCGCCAGCGATGGCGAAAAGGCTGAGGCTCATTTTTCTCGGCTCCCGAGGAATTGAACGACGTCGGCGACGATTTCGGTCGAATACTTGTCTTGCCCGCTGGCGTCTTGCCACTTGCGCGTCTTGATCTTGCCTTCGACATAAAGTGACGAGCCCTTGCGGACATGCTCTGAGACAATCTCGGCCAGCTTTCCGAAGAAAGCGATCCGATGCCATTCGGTCACGTCCTTCGGCTCGCCGGTAGTCTTGTCTTTGTACTTGTCCGACGTGGCGAGACGAATGTTTGTGATCGCATCGCCACTCGGCAGATATCGTGTCTCGGGATCGGCGCCCACGTTGCCGACGAGGATGACCTTGTTGACGGATGCCATAGTTACGCCGCCTTTTTCAATTCTTTCATGCGTTGGTTGAACGTCGCATTCGCAGCGGCTTTCTGTTCCTTGGTCAGACCATTCATGATCTCGACCAATTTAGGCACCGTATCCGCTGATCGCATCTGTTCTTCAATCGCCAGATCGGCGACCGTTGATTCCGACCGCCCTGCCGCGTTCTTGCGGCTCGCGACGTCATGCGACGAACCATCTGCATCGTTATCGCCTTCAGTCGGGATGCAAAATGTCTGGAAAGCTGCATACTTATAGGCCGCCGACATTGCCTTGTTCGTTGCCTTATCGGCGCTGTCCATCGCTTCGCCGAAGGTTCGAACAGTATGCTTACTGCCATCCTCGGCGCTCACGAAGTCAAATTCCGCTTCGACCGTGACGTAAAACAGCACGCCACCCTTCTGGGTTTGGCGCTCAACTACTTCGCGCGAAATCATGCGCGGCAGGATAACGAGGTTATGTGCGGCCAGCATCGGCGCAAGCGCGTTGTACACATCATCAATGCCCCGGAATTGGTAGCCCTGTTGCTGATTCTTCCGATCCTTCGAGATGCCGTTTTTTGCCATCTCGCCTGCGATTGCTGCAATTGCCTGATACACGTTCATGTTGTGCTCCGGAGAGTTGATGCCAGCCAAGGGCTTCCTCGGCCTCCTGTTCCTGTTGCTCTTGCTCCTGCTGCGCCTGCCAGAATGAATCGTCGTCGTCCGTCATACGGCACCTATTCCAAATTGCGCCGATGCCACTCGGCGACCAACGCATCCAGTTCCGCCCCAACCGCCTCCCTGGCATGCTTCTCATCGCGCCACTGGTTGCCGTCGGCGAGTTCGTAGCGGCGACGGGCGTTCGAAGCCACGTTGATTTGCGCCAGCAATTCGCGCTGGCTCATGGTTGCGATTGTCATTGCGGCGCCTCCGGAATCGGTAGCCAGTGCGTAGGCGGGTAATAGTCGTCGCCCGTTTCGTCGTTGAAAAAGGTTCCGTTTATGTGCACGGCCATTACACTGAACCGTACATTGGTAACCTCGCCGCGACACCTTGACCAGCCAGTGATTACGACCACCTGATTCTGGTTTGGCAAGCGATCCTCAATGCTGATCCATTCGCTCATGTCTGCCCCCGATAAGCCACCCTCACCGCCTCCGTCTCTGCCCTATCCCATTGATGGGCAATTGACATGCAGATGGCGACGATGAGGATTGCGAGAAAGATGGAGATGCGAGGGTGTCGGTCGTAGAAGCGGTCGAGTCGGCGGGTCATGGACATGATGTCCTCCGTTGCTTGCTCGCCTTCAGCGCCGCCTTGTAGCTCGCTTTGGCCTCTTTCATCGTCTTGCGCCAGTCGCCCTCGACGTCGCGCTGAAAGTCATACGGAAAGGCATGATTGCGATACATGCGGTATTCCGTATCACGCCAGCTACCTAAAAACGGCGTGCGCCTCTCGAACTTCGGCAGGCGATCGCCGCACAGAAACTCGCCGAACGAATCGCCCGCGCAGCCGTCGGCATCGAGATAATCCTCGTAGCGGGTGCGCTTGCGCAGCGGCTCAGGTTCAGGCAGCGCGGCGATAGCCGTCTCGCGCCCCGCGTCCGTTGCCGCGAACACAATGTCGCCTTCCGCTAGAAATGCGGGCGTGCGGCGGCGCTCCATCAGCCCCGCGCGTTCCAGTGCTTCGAGGTCGCGCATATCGTCGTGCCCGTTGCCGGCGACGAAGTGATTGCGGTACGGTTCGCGGCTGCGCTCACTGAGGCCGAGCGTGTGCTGAAGAAGACTGATTTGGTATGGAGTGGCCTGCATTACGCCACCTTCAACGCAACGCCCGTGATCGGGTTATACGTCCCGCGTTTCGGCGCATTATTCCGATGTGCCAGATACCGCGTCCCGAGCGCTTCGATCTGTTTGAATCGCTGGAACTCGTAGAGAGCGTCACGACGTTCCGCATCGCTCAGACCCGTACCCCAGTTTTTGATGTCTGTGTTTTTCGCAATCATCTCGATCTCCTAGCATCCAAGTCCTGCATATTCAGCCGCCTGCTGTTGCTTCGCGATTTCGAAACACGCAGCGCAGCACGTTTTCTTCAACTCCCAGCGTTTGCTGAAAAAGTAGCCGGTGAAATGTTCTCGCGGCTTCACGTCGTCTTTCAGCTTCCCGCAGTCGTCGCACCGATCCAGCACGCGCGTCGTCATCTGGCGACTGTTCCACGCTTCTCTGTCCATCACTGTCCCATCACGACAAGTTCGACATATCGAATCGCCTGGTACGCGCAGAACGATCCGACGATCAGATTTGCGACGAGTGCCGCGTAGAATCGAAGCCAGAAACCGTTCATGGCGTTTTCCTGTAGTAGTACTTAATTACTCTCAGTGGTAGCGACTGTCTCGTCCGCTCACTGCGCTCATGACCGAGACGCCATGTCATCTATTGCGGCAGTCGCCACCACTTAGAGCCCCCGTCTTTCCGGGGTGTCCGACGCATCACGCACTTCCGTACTGGCGACAAGGCACAGCTTTGGCCGAACCGTCGGAGGCCACGCCAAGCATTTTTCGGAAGCCGGGGAGATGTCGCGATGCAAGGCGCGCCCATTGCTGGGAAGACCGTAGCGCTGCGTCTGCGGATGTTTTTCGCCACCTTCCGCTGGGCGTCGTGTTCGTGCGGCGTCTCATCGCCGCGGATTATTGAGCCTTCGTGGCTTCGGAAATTAATCCTCTTTGCCCTTGATGATCTCTTCGATCTCTTCAGCGCTCGGCGCGGTCCAGTTCGTGATCTGGCCGGTATCGATATCAATATTGAGCATCAGATAATCGCCGTAGTGCTGACCCGGCATGAAGTCCGGCACATAACAGTCTTCGAACTCGTGGATTGACTTGCCATCCTGATCCGCAAGCGTTGCGCAGAACCGATCCGTGACCTTGACACATACCTTGAGTGTCTTTGCCTGAACCGGAATCTTCTTCATCATATTGATTTCCATCTCACCCTCGCTTACCCGTAGTAACCTTATCCATAAACGCCCTGAACGCCGCATCGTCTCGCTTGCGTTGCTCGCCGCGAATCCAGTCTTTGAAGTCCTTCATGACTTGGCGAGCTTCGTCGAGCCGCCTGAAAACTTCCTGATGGTCGTCTTTCATGCTGCCTCCTTCACATACTGGTTGTAGGCTGGCCACGCGTATTCGACATAGCCGGACACGGCGTAGCTGATAGCTTGGGCAATCAAGTCCATGGCCCGCTTGTCGCCAGCGTTGCGAGCGGTTTCATATGCTCGGCGGAGCTTTGAAATGTCCATGGTCATTCCATTTTTGGATGCGCTGCCGCTACAGCCGCGGAGGGGGTTACAGCGAGTCTAAGTCCTTCGTTGAACGCATCGACGTGATAGGTGATGAGTCCGTCACCTGCCTCGCGCATGTCTCCGTCCACGATCTTCCACTTGTCGCGGGCTTCGTCTACCCACGCTCCCGCCACATCAGTGCGAGGGGCGCGGGCAGCGAGTTCCTCGATCATCGCGGCGGCGTTGTGCAGCAGATCACCGGCCTTCGTGCCAGCCACGCCAGCACAACGCAGGTCATGCGCCATCTGCGCCGCCCGCTCGTCTGCCGCTGGCGGTTCATTTTCCCATCGGCGGAAGTATTCAGTTTCCGCGACTTCATCAGCGGTATCGGCTATTGACGGTTCGGGTTGCGACGAGACGATCGCGCGCAAATGAGAAGCCTTTTCTTCATTAAAAGTGCCCATACTCTCTGCAAGATCAATCGCCGTTTTTAACAATGCGCGATCAGCTAGGCAAATTGCGTCTGCCGCTGGCGGTTCGGGCTGCGGTGCAGATTTGCCGACTGCGACTCTCATAGCTGTCGCTGCGCTGCGTAACCATGCACCGTTGAGGATTGCGCGATTTCCGGCACTCCACATGTCGACGAGTTGCTGATCCGTAAGCGCATCAACGCCGGCCGGCGCTGCTTCGTGCTGCTCGACAGTCGCGAGCGCTTTCTCTAAGCGCCTTTTGTGCGCGGTCAGTGATCGCACGACCGGCACCTTGTCGAGGATATTTCCCGGCGCGCGTTCGGCAATCAGGTCGAGTTGTCGGCCGATTGTGTCGATCGTGTGCGTCACTGCTTCGGTCAACGCATCAGCGCTCTTGTTGCTGCTCATTCTCACCCCCTCGGATTAACTACATGCCCGCATAACAAAGCGCATTGGACGCGGGCTTCGTTGCAGCAGGCCAACTCAGGAAGCGTCATCACGCGAGCGACGCCGCGAACGGTTACTAAGAAACGGATGTGACCGTCCAAGCTGGCGGTCGCCGCGCGGTGTAGGGCTTTGGTGGGGCGCATGATCAATCCCTATCTCGCATGTTCGCGATAACAATCATCCCAAGCCTTTTGGTAAATATCGCCCGGACGCTTTTTGCATTCGTCGTAGCAGGCATCAACCATCCAATGCCAATCAGCTCGTTGATTGTTATAACAGCGGGCCGAGTGATAGATCATCTGATATGTTTCTCCCTCAAGCGCCTCGTCATGCATTGCCGCGATCTTGGCGAGATATTCCGACTTCGGTCGACCGTAGTTATCTTTGCCTGTGTACTTTGCGTTCATTTCATCTCTCGTCAAAGTCAATCGCGAGCATAAGCTCGACGTCTGCCTCGTCCATGCATGACGTGTCGCGCTCGGAATACACCGGCTGGCCGGCTTTCATGATCGAGATCGCTTCCTTTCCTGCGGCCCAGCACGAGAACGTCCCGAGATACCGGCCATTGGCGTACAGCATTCCGTCATTGAGCGATAAGTCACCGCGGTTCCAGTCCATGATCAGTACCTCGTACAGTTCAGGATTCGCATCATCTGCGCGATGCGCAGCGGTTGATTCGGCCAGCGCTTGCAGAGCCAATCGAAGGTTCGGCGGTGCCGCTCAATTGCCTACGCGCCCAGTCCATTTAAGTTCTCTCGTGCGAGCGCGGCACTCGTAAGGGTATCCAGTTCATCGCCACTTATTGCGCGCTGATACGGAATGGTTCCCTGCGGGTGCACATACACGCACGCGAATAACAATCCGTCTTTCGGGCGATCCGGATTGCGCAGCAAGAGATAGCGTTCAGCATCAGTTTCAAGAGATGCGATTTCATCGCAAACCTCTTTGCTCACAGTGCCGGCCAGTCTCAGAGCATCACTAAGCTTTATACCCATCTCACACCTCCTCTTGAGATATCCCCACTGCTCCAGCAACAGCCTTCGCCAATTCGCCATAGCAGCAATCGCAACTACCGATGAACTCGGCCACGAAGCGGCGACAGCGGGCGTCCATTGATTCGTTCGGTTCGAACTTGAACTTCTTTGCGAGGCCCGCGATCTCGTGCTCGGCTTCTGCCATGCCGAGGTTGTAGCCGGCGTCGAAATTCAGATCGTCGCGTGACGCCTGGGCCTGCATGCGCGCGTCCCGATACTCAACGCCGCGCATCGTGTCTGCCAAAGTACTCATATTTCCTCCGGACATATCCGGCATATATGCGCGTAGGGAATATGCCAAACGCGCGTCAGTAGATTTTGGTGAGGTCGCGGCTCACGGCTTTGCCGAGATACCGCAATCGGTTCGCCAGCAACGCGCGGTCATGGTGACTGGCGGTCGCCTGGCGCAGTAGGCCGAAGTACGAATTGGCTATAGGCATCAGATCGCCGGACGGCGTTTCGGCAACGCGCCGCAACGCTTCGTTGCGCGTGCGTTTTCGTGTCTCGCGGCGCCATGGCTTGATGACCTGGCCGACGAAATCGATGCCGCGGTCTATCGGCTGGAGGATAGTCTTGCGCGGGTTGATCCGCACACCGAGCCGATCAGGCAAGAATGTCGTCACGTCGGCCAGAATCTCGTTCAGTCGTCTTGGCGATTCGTTCAGAAACACAAAGTCATCAACGTACCGAATGTAGTGGCGTGCGCGCAGTACATGCTTCGCTCGCTGGTCAAGCACGTTGAGGTAGACATTTGCGAAGAATTGTGAAGACAAGTTGCCTATCGGCAATCCAAATCCCGACGCTTGCTCCATCAACCGTTTATGCGGCGGAACGAGATCCATCATCGCCGGATCGCCGTGATATTCGAAGTTTTCCCGTGGATCGTGCATCAGCACGGTTTCGGTCAAGGATCGCCAGAATGGCTCGGGGATCTTCGCAAGCAACAGATCGAGCAGAATCAGCTTGTCGATACTGACGAAAAAATTAGCTAAATCGCACTTTAAATAATGTGCGGGACGCGACCAGTTCTGCGTGATCGACCGCACCTTTGCTTCGAGGCGTTGCGCGGCGTACAGCGTGCCGCGGCCCTTGATGCAGGCACATGAATCCGCGATGAATGACCGCTCGAAGCGCGGGCCGATCCGGTTGTAAAGCAGGTGATGCACGATGCGATCGCGAAATGCAGACGCCCAGACTTCGCGCGGCTTCGGTCGCGTGATCACGAAACAAACTGAACGACCAGGCCGATAGCTTCCATCAACTAGGTCTTCATGAAGTTCGCCAAGATTTCGCTCAAGGTTCTGCTCAAAATCCAGCGCACTTAGCGTCATCCGCTTAGTGCGCCGGCAATCAAAGTAGGCTTGAACGAGATCCTCGAATGAAAGGAGGCCCTCTACATCGCACTGATTTGCGGAAGGCGCGGACTCGACCGTTGTTGTTCTTGTTCGAGTTATCCTGTTTGCCATCGTTGAAGTTCTGGTTCCAGGCGTTGTTGGCCGAGTACTGCGTCGAATTTCGCTATCTACGTCGCTCTGCTGATGACCCTCATCGATCAGCGGAGAAACTGCGCTAGACCCATCCGCACACTGGCAGACGGTTTCTTTATTGCGCATGGCGGTTTCCTCGTGGGAAAGCGGCGAAACCAGATCAATGATCGCGCAGGCATCACGGCCTTGACCGTGACACAGCGGGCGACGATGCGGAGTGTTTGCGCCAACCACCAGCCTGTTTGCCGACTTGATCTGTGAGCGCGATAGCCGCAGCGTATTGCTTCGTTGAGATGAGATGCATATCCCTCGAAAGCCGCAGTTGAAGATTGATCACGCCGAGACGTTCAATCAACTCGTTCAGATGGGGAACCTTATCGGCAGCCTCATTCGCCCGAAAGATCAACGTAACAATTTCCATCGCTTCGCTGGCCAGTCGAGATCCGACGAGTTGCTTGAGATCACGGGGAATGTTTCGAACCATCTCCATGATTAACCGGAACAAATCGTATGCGACCTTGTAAATAGGCAGTTGGGTTGGCGCGGCCATTTCAAATTATTAAATATTGAAATTTAATCTGCGGAAGGCGCGGACTCGACCGACGTAGCCCTTGCTCGAGAGAACCTGCCTGCCATCGCCGAAGTACTGGAGCCAGGCGAGGCTGGCCGAGGACTGCGTGCTCGTCCAGTACCAATGCGGCCCGAACACCTGAGCAATCGTCGCCCATGCCAACGAAAGCTCACGTTGCGCCGGCAGGTAGAAATCGCTATGCCCGTCCTTCGTGTATTCAGAGCACCACTTCGCTGCTGGATGATCGACCGAATCATCGTTCAGCGCGATCGTATTCGTGAGACCGTCAATCTTACTGTCGGCGCCTTTGACCGTGTGGTTGTAGCCTCCGTACTGCAGTTCTTCGCCCTCGTCCATGGACACGATTCGATGAGCCACCCCCCCATCTGCGACGGGCATCACGCCCGCGTAAATGCCGCCTTGGCCATCCCAGTACTCACCGATTTTGGGTATTGCGGCGGATGCTCGCGGCGCGGCGGCTGCGGCCCCAAGTACTTTATCGAGCCATGCTTTTGCTGCTTCTTCATGCGGCACCACAAGCTTGCCGCCATGAAACGGAATGATGAGTTCGCCCATCTGGTCCTCACTATGTGATTGATTGGTTTATGCAGTCGAAATGATTGAATAGTTAAATTTTGATGCTGCGGAAGGCGCGGACTCGACCGTAGTAGTACATGAACGAGTAATCCTGAACGCCATCGTAGAAGTACTGGCTCCAGGCGTCGCTGGCCGAGTACTGCGTGCTCGTCCAGTACCACGCTTCATCAAACGCTTCAGCGCCGCCTTCACGGAACAATTCGACCGGCGTTTGACCAGGCAGATGAATCGTGTACGGATACCCCGGCGGAACGCTGCTCGGATTGTCGCCGTTGCGATAGACCCAGTTCTCTTCGCTCGTCGGCTTGAAGTTGCGGTATGCGAGTTCGAGCTGGTCGCGCGCCGGGATGTGCCAATCGTCGAAGCCGGCGATGCGCAATTCAAGCACGCGCTCGGCGATCACGAGACCAGACTCAGCCATCGCTTTCGTATTTGATATGCCGTCGCAGAAGCTGGCCGCACCCACGATCTCCGATCCGTACTTGCCCCATTCATGCGTATCGGGCAGTTGGCCTTCTTCTTTCGGCGCCACGACCTGCGCATAGACTTCACCGCCGAAAGTGATTCGACCAACGTAAAAGCCGCCTTCCCACGGCGTTCCCGCGATAGTGGGAACGTCGCTCGGCTTGAAAATTGCGTTCATGTGTTGATCTCCAGTTATTTCGTTGTTCAATGCCGATGATGCTCATCCGCCTCGACGCCTTTAGCGCCTTGATAGACGGCCCAAGCGAAGAGCCCCAACGCTATCATCAGGGCGATGATGATCTTCCATACCATTCGGGCCCCTAAATTAGTTCTCGATAAAGCAGCCCAGCCAAGCAACCGACAGATTCCGCATGAGGCAGCGGTTATGGAGTCTCATCCCTAAGCGTGGGGTATGGTTGACGAGGCCCAGTCGTCAATGTCTGCGGCTAGCTTGTGTGGGGTGCCTTTGTGGATGCGGTCTTTCCCGCCGTCAGCGTATCAAGAGGCTCGCAACTCTCTGTCTTTCCAGGCAGTCAGACGTACTTTTTTCTCGCCAGTTGAGCACTCAGTCGTCATCGAGCGGGCTCGGCACTGCTGCAATGCTTCTGGAAGGACGCCGGTAGTATCAGGGAGTGTGTCTCGTCAGCTAGCGTCACCGTAAGAACCATCGATCAACACGTATGGGCCAGTGGTTTCGCGCGATTGCACTATGTCGGGACTTCGGCGCCCTTCCAGAAGAACTGCTTGCCCGCATCGGTGCCGGCTACACCCCGCTATGCAGGCTCCGGCTACCGATGCAAGTCTTCAACCACCGCCATCGTTCTATAGCCCCTCTGGGAGCCAGGCGATGCCAGTAGTAGCCGTCGATCTTCGGTTCTTCTCAGGGGTGACGGGTTGAGCCCTGTGCCTATCCGCCCTTTCGGACTATGAGCATGTTCTATCTCTTGCATTGTGGATCAAATGCATTCAGCGCTGGCCGCTCCACGACTGGCATGCTTAGCGGCAATGGTATTGCTCGGCGATCGCCGTATGCCTACGCTGGCAAACGGCGATTCGCTGCTCACAATGTCAGCATGCTTCCCCGCTTCTACGCGAGCCAGCGCTGAATGCACTCGATTCCACGTTGTTAAAGAGCCCGTCCGCTGTCACCGGAACGGCGCGCCCGTTGGCGCTATTACGATCTCGTCAGTGCGGACATAATCCGCAGACACCTAGCCGTGTGTTGCCGCTTCCTCTAGGCGTTTCGATCTGTAAATTTCTAAATTTCAAATAAATAATCTGCGGAAGGCGCGGACTCGACCGTAGTAGCCCTTGTGCGAGAAATCCTGTCGGCCACCGCCGAAGCCCTGGAGCCAGGCGATGATGGCCGAGTACTGCGTGGACGACCAGTACCAATCGTCGCCGAAAAGTTCAGCGGCAGTGACGTAGGCGAGATTCAGCTCGCGCTGAGCCGGCAGATAGAACCCGCTAACTCCGTTCTTCTCGTACTTCGATGCCCACGCTGCCGCCGGATGATCGATGCCCGACTCGAGCAATGCAGCCGTATTCGCAAGACCATCAACCGTGCTGCTAGCACCCTCGATCCGCGTACCGTAACCACCGAACTGCAGGCTTTCGGCTTCATCTTCCGACGCGATCAGGTGATACTGCGGGCCACCTTTGATGCCGGGCATGATCCCGACGTAGATCCCGCCCTGCTCTTCCCAGATCGTGCCGAGACGCGGTGCGGTGAGGACTGCTGATTGATTCATGGTCTTTCTCCTGTAGCGGGAGCGGTTGTTAGGCGACTACTACTTCGTCCGTTTCGTTATCGAACACACGCCAATCAGCGCCAAGCCCAGCGATTTCTGCGACCGCAGCATCTCGGTCATTCGTTACAGCCCGTTGCTTCCAGTTCACGACGCCGTACGTTCCGCAATTTCGGCCGCCACGTTTTTCCGCGCCTTGCCCCCGAGGGCGGGTCATTTCTTGACGCTGCTGAATCTCGTAGCGATACATCGTCGTTCCCCATCGTTGCGTTGGCCAGCTCGTTGTGCGCCGTCCTTGGAATGAATAATAGGCGTCCCTATCGTTCAGGTCAATAGGAATTTCGATCAGACGCGAGGAAATTTGTAACAGACGACAAAAACCCCGCTGGTGCGGGGTTTGTGGAAGAGAAGCGGAGGGTTACAGATGCGAGCGCGGAGGCTCGTCTAGGACAGGGACTACGTCAAGCAGTTTTGCGGCAGCGCGAAGACAGACGTGGGCTTGTTCTAATCTAGACTTCAAAACGCAAGTGGAACACTTATCTTCCTCGTCGGCCTGGTTCTGCGGGCGCTTTGCAGGCCATACAACGCCTTCTATGAGTGTGCCCATGGCACCTCCACACGTACTCAGCTTGGCCGCAATGGGCTTGGGCGAAGCTGCCATACAAAAACGTCGAGGAATTTCTGGCCGATCCCCTCAGTTGCGAGCGCGCGCAGCAGGCATCTCATCCTGAGTTGGCTCGGTCGTAGCAATGATTGCCCCGATTGACGCTACCAATATCCCCCGGCGCCGACCCTGGATGCGATCGATTCTTGCGAGTTCATTGATAATGACCCTCATTTCATCGGAAATCCCATCCAGCGAAAGCATGTTATCACTTTCTTTCGGCGTGGTTTCATGTCCAACTATTGGGGCTTTCTCTAACGTCTGATTGTCGGTGGATTGATCTAGATCATCATGAGGCCGCCCTTCTCCGCGCGCCAGCCATCGAGGATTCACATTCAGCGCCGTCGCCAGATCCACGATGCGTGCAGTTTCTCCCTCCCCGTTTTCCAAGGCCCAAAGCGTGGGTTGCGACATACCAGCCAGCCTCGCAAGTGCTCGCTGGGACAGTCGTTTCGGCTTGGCGAGCTTCTCTCGGGCATACCTCACCCGGCCGCCAACAGTCATCAAATCGTAGGGCTTATCCATATAGGAATTCTTATCTACCAAGCGAACCAAATTCCTATTGACTTGATTGATAGTCGTGACTATCATTGGTTCATGGACATTGATCTTCAAAGCTTGGTTCGCACACTCGTCGAGGCTGGTTGTTCTCAGCGCCAGATCGCTCGTCGCGTTGGATGCAGTCAGCCAACTATCTCGAACATCCTGACCGGCAACATCGGAAAGGTCCGCCCTTCTTATGCTGTCGTGACTGGAATTCAGACGATGGTCGCTGAGGTCCAGGCAAGCAAAGTTTCGGCCGCAGCTTAGCGCTTCGGCAAATCGGTGGTCTCCGTACACGCCACCCCGACGTGTAACGGTTTGGGCGATGTGATCATCGCTCTTTTTTACAGCATGCCGGCTGGCGTTTTGCGGGTCGGTTAGGTAGTTCATGAAATTAGGCGTCCTATGTGGCGCCTTCATTTGGCCTCGTGTTGTACGTGGAACGATACGTAGAACACGAGGAACTTTTAGAAAAATAGATAGGGGAAGTAGATGCAAACCGAGATGCCGATCTTGCAGGGGCTGGCAACCCCCGAATGGTTGTCCGAGTTTTTGATTGGGCGCTTGCGCAACGAGCACGACGCATTACTGCTTTGCTGGAACAAACGCCGAATCAAGTACTCGATGAGCGACGCAGCCGCCCTTCTTGGCCTGCCGAAGTCTCATCTGTCGAACATCTTGTCGGGCAAGAAATACCTGCCCTACGACATGCGGATTCGGTTCCAGCAATTCTGCGGGAACTTCGCGATCCGCCAGTGGGAAGACAAGGTGTTTGGGTTTAGGACCGTCCCCGAATCGCCGCAAGAGCGCGAGATCCGGGAGCTGAAGGCGAAGGTCGCCGCATTGGAGGCAGCAGCGTGAAGATCGAGATGGGAAAAATTCCGATTCGAGTTGATCTCGATTCCCCGGCCATCGGCGACGTCTACCGCGCCAAAGGTGGCCCCGGCCCTACACGCTTCTACGTCATTGTCGCCCTGACTGGCCGCATGGCTCATGCGCTCGGCATTGACAGCGAAGGTGCCATCACAAGCACAACGAGCTATGCGCAATCCGTCTTTGCGCAGCGTGACATCGTAGGCCGCGTGGCTGGCCTTGAAGAAATGACACTCCAGCTTACGTGGGAGCCAGTCTGATGACACGCCCCTACCATCACTGGACAACCGGCGATATCCGTGTCCTTCGCGACCATTATCCGGCCGGCGGCGTTCGCGAATGCTTGAAATACCTACCGAATCTGTCGAGCAAGAGCATCCGCATGCAGGCGGCGAAGTGGGGAATCCGCTTCGCAGGAGAAACAAGGTAAAACCCACTGGGTTATTTTTGGGTATGCGAGACGAAACCGAAGGCAAAAGCCAGATGAAGTATTACAGCAAGCACATCGGCGATTTCGCCACCGCGACGCGTCTCCTTAACCTCACTGAGCGGGGTGCTTACAACGAGCTGATGGACTACTACTACTCCTCCGAAAAGCCGCTGCCGGCTGATTTGGACGCGTTGTGCCGCATTGCCGGCGCATTCTCGGAACAGGAAAGAGCCGCTGTGGACAAGGTTTCCAGGCAGTTCTTCGAGAAAGTAGATGGTCAACTGTTCCACGAAAAGATCGAAGAGCAAATTCTCTCTTACAACGAAGAGGCGGAGAAGAATCGGTTGAATGGTGGCAAGGGTGGTCGACCTAGAAAGATCGAAGAAAACCCAGTGGGTAACCCAGAGGGTTCCATTTCGGATACCCAGAGGCAAACCCAAAAAAAAGCGAATCCAGTAACCAGTAACCATATATCTAAACCTAACGGTTTAGATAAAAGCAAAAAGGCGCCTGCGGCACCTTTTGCCCTGCCCGACTGGATTCCCGAAGACGCATGGACGGATTTCGTTGCCGTGCGAAAGCAGATGCGCAAGCCGATGGGTGAGGCTGCGATGAAGTTGGCCGTGAAGGCGCTCGACAAGCTGCGCGGAGAGGGAAATGACCCAAAGGCCGTGATCGAGCAGTCGATCATGCGTGGCTGGACTGGATTCTTCCCGCTGCGCGGCGATTTCGCTAAGGCCGCAAAACAGGCGAGCCGCCATAGCGGCTTTGATCAGGTCGATTACCGTGAGGGCATAAACGGCGATGGGAGCTTCTGAACCAATTCCGCAAGAGACGCGCGCAGCGAGCTGCGACCGTCACGGCGATTACGAATCCAAGGGCATGTCCCTGCTTGGTCGTCGCATGATCTGGACTGGTTGCCCGATTTGCGGGGAAGAACAAAAGATCGAGGCCGAGAAGCAGCGACGTGCCGACGAAGAGGCAGATCGCCAACGCCGCATGGAGCAACGTTTGAGCCAGTCTGGTGTCCCCATGCGTTTTCGTGACCGCACGTTCGATAACTTCGTCGCCGATACCGAGCCAAAAAAAAAGGCCCTGCAAATCGCAAAGGAATTTGCCGAGAACTTCGCTGACCATTCCCGCGACGGCACAACGGTCGTTTTTTCCGGCAAGCCGGGTACAGGGAAGAGTCACCTTGCACTGGCCGCAGCTATGGTGGTCATGAACACCGGAACGGCGATGTATCTGAACGCGCTCGATCTGGTCCGCATGGTTCGCGATACCTGGCGACGCGATTCGGAGATGACGGAAAGCGCGGTCCTGAACGAATTATCGAGTGTGAGCCTACTAATCATCGACGAAATCGGCGTGCAGTACGGCACCGATGGCGAGCAAGTGATTCTGTTCGATGTGTTGAACCGCCGCTATCGCGATTTGATGCCGACGATCCTACTCACGAACCTCGGCGCAAAAGGCATGAAGGAATTCCTCGGCGAGCGCAGTTTCGACCGTCTGCGTGAGGGCGGGATATGGGTCGCGTTCGACTGGGAATCGCATCGTGGATCGCGAAAAGCAGCCTGAGCGCCAATGTCGCACGTGTCGATTCGCGACCAAAGACCCCGGCAACGAATCGCATTACCGCGTTGGCTTGAGGAACTGTAAGCATCGCCCCGTCTGGGTATTCGTTGTGGGCGGCCAGACATGCGATAGGTGGGCGGCGAAGTAAGGAGATGATGGAAATGGAACAGATTGCAGATGGTGTGCGTAGTACAACTAAGCGCGTGATAGGTGATGCTGTTTTGTATCTCGGCGATTGCCGAGAAATCCTGCCGACACTGCCGCGCGTGGATGCGGTGATTACTGATCCGCCGTATGGGATCAACGAGAACAGCAAGAAAGTCGCGTCGCGCGGAAAGATCGCCAAGCCGACCGACTACGGTGCGTTCGATTGGGACAAAGACCCGATTGACCATGACTTGCTCGCATCTGTCATCGCGGCTGGGAAACATGCGGTCGTATTCGGCGGCAACTACTACCCCATGCCTGCAGCGTCTTGCTGGCTGATCTGGGATAAGCAAAACGGCGCGAACGACTTTGCCGATTGCGAGCTGGCTTGGACGAACCTCCCGAAAGCCGTCCGGATTTTCCGCCACCTCTGGAACGGCATGATCCGGGCTGGCGAGGAAAAGGGTCAGCAACGCGTCCATCCGACCCAGAAGCCGATCGCTGTCATGCAGTGGTGCATCGAGCAGGCTGGCATGCCGGAAACGATTCTGGACCCATTCATGGGTTCCGGCACGACTGGCGTCGCCGCTGTCCGTCTCGGTCTCAAATTCATCGGCATCGAACGCGAGCCGCGTTATTACGAAATCGCATGTGAACGTATTGCGAACGCCCAGCGTCAGGAATCGCTATTCGAGCCAGAAGCTCCGAAGGCGGAACAAACGGCATTGTTTGGAGAATGATCATGGGCCTGAAATCCCGCAATAAAGGAAAAACTGGAGAGCGCGAGATTGCCGCCATTGTGCGTGATCTGACCGGCTGGGACGTGAAACGCCGCGTTCGCCAGCACGATGGCGATAGCGACCTCGAGGGCATTCCCAATTTCACTCCGGAAGTGAAACGCCATGCGACAGCGACGCGGGCAGATGTTCGTGAATGGTGGAAACAGGCTGCCGAACAAGCAATCGCGGAGAACAGAATTCCCGTTCTCTTCTATCGAAGAGATCGGGACGAATGGCGCGCGGTTTGGCCTCTCGGCGTCGAGTCTGGCGGCGTTTTCTTCACCTATCAATGGACGGCGGAAGGAACTGTTGACGCATGGGCCGCAGTCGCCCGCGAAATCGCAAACACGGAAACGGAGGTGTGTGATGGCAGCAAGCAAGAAGCGTAAAGCATATCGGCCCAGGCCCGTGCGGCTGCATTCCTGCCTCGTAGCGATCGAGCGCAACCGCATCATGAAACAGGTCGTCACCGAGGACTTCTCCGACGAGTTCGAGATGGTTGCCCTCGCCGCTCTGGATGCGATCACGCGCGGGCATGGCACCAAGGATCAGTGGGATGTGCTGGCGAATTCGCTGAATCACGGCTGGTTGCTCGCACGCGCAGGTCTGGGCTCCGAAGCTCGCGACCTGTTCGACGATGCACACGAAGCGATGCGCCGAATGATACCGACGTACCACGAGACCGGAAAACTCGTATTCGTGTCGGCCGTCGATCAATCCACCGTCGAACAGGCGATCTCCACCTGGATCGAGCAACTGAAGATCATCACGATTGGCGAGATGAACGCTGCGCTGGCCGTGGTGGAGCGTGAATATTGGAAGCATCGGGAGGGCGCCTAATGCCAACCAAACCAACCACGCGCGATGCGATCAAGCGTGCCATCAAAGAGTATGGCCCGATGACGGTTCAGGAACTTGCCGAAGAACTCGGAAAGGTATCTAAGACGATTGGTTCGTGTATTAGTTCGTCGCGCTCCGGAAAGAAGAAACACTTCTACGTGAAGGAGTGGCGGCCTCAAGTGGGGATCGCTGGCTTGGCTGCCGGTGTCTATGCCATCGGCAACCATAAGGATGCTGAACCGTTCGTGCAAAACCGCAAGGCCACGAACGCTCGCTATTACCAAAACAACAAAGGGTTGATCAAGGTAAGGCGTGCTGGGCGCCAAACCAACCACTTCGCCTCCCTTATTAGCCAGGTGACCAAGTGACTATCGCAAAACGCATCTGCCAGTACATGGAAGATAACGAGACTGCAACGCGACCGCAAATGTGTCTTGCTTTGCACGAGCAAGAGAAATCTGTTGAGACGGCCGTCCGCAAGTTGCTGCGTGAAGGATGCCTCGTGGATACCGGTGATCGGGTACCGAACTCACATGGCCGCGCGTCGCCGGTCTACGAGCGTGGAAGCAAGGAGTTTGACGAAGCGGCATCGAAGAAGGGGCCGAAGTCGGCGCGCGAACCCAAACACGCGTCTTACTCCTTCTCCGATCTCGGAAATGCAATGGCTGGATTCTTTTCTGCCCGGGAGGCAGCTTGAGCACCCTATACCTCAGCGGCCCAATGAGCGGGATGCCTGACCTGAATTTTCCGACGTTCAACGCGGAAACCGCGCGTCTGCGCGCCCTTGGGTTCACGGTCATCAATCCAGTCGAGATCAACCCCGATCCCGACGCGGACTGGCTCGATTGCATAGCGGCTGACATCGTTCGCATGCGCCCTGCCGATACGATCGCTTTCCTGCCTGGCTGGGAAGCGTCAGCGGGTGCGCAAGTCGAGCACATCGTCGCTCGTCGCTTGGGCATGAAGGTGGTGATGGCCGCCGATATCGTCGACGAGGTGGCCGCATGAGCGCCGAAAATCCGAAAGACACCATTGGCAGCCGCAAAGCCCCAATGAGCACCGTTCCCTCTGGTGTTATTGCAGAGGTCGGCGTCGCGATGCTGGAAGGCGCGAGCAAGTATGGCCGGCACAACTTCCGAGCAAGCAAGATCCGCAGCTCGGTCTACTACGACGCAACACTCCGCCATGTGTTCGATTTCTGGGAAGGCAGCGATATCGATCCTGACTCGGGCTTGTGCCATCTCACGAAGGCCATCGCTTCACTCGTCGTATGGCGCGACGCGATGATGCAAGGAATGTTGATCGATGATCGCCCACCCTGCTCTGCTGCGTTCTATCCGGAATTGAACGTGCTTGCAGCGAAGATCCTGGAACGCAATGCCGACCGCAACCCGCGACATTACACGCTCGCTGATGGTCTCGCCGAACACGCATCCCGCGAAGACGACGCACGCCTGATCGCAGACAGCAACGCAGGAGCCGCATAGCAATGCAATCCCGTCGAGTCTCGATGATCGAAGCAGGCACGAGCGCGATAGCTGGCTGCGTTCTGAGCATGATCACGAACTATATCGTCCTGCCCCACTACGGAATGAGGGTAAGTCTGATCGACAACGTGATCTTGACGGGGATTTTTACTGCAGTCTCCTTCCTGAAATCTTACGGAATTAGGAGATTGTTTGCCAACTTGAGGGAGAGGCGAAGCAAATGAACACCGCCGACTACGTAGTCGCCATCAGCAATCTGACGCACCAGATCAATGAATCGAGTGCGAAGGGTTTTGCGAACAATCCAAACGCCGTAGCGCTCGTTAGCGAGCTTGCAACGCTCGTCGAGAAGCTCGAAGAACTCGCGCTGGCCGAGTGTGTGGGGCGCAAGGTATGAGCCTTTGTCATTTTCCACGCTACATCGAGGACAAACGTTGCTTGGTCTACTGCGGCCCAGAGCATTGCAATTGCCGTACAGGGAATCCAGTTGAATGGCGTTTGCAGCAGGCTCGTTTCGGGATTGTCGCAAAACCGCACATTCGATTCGTCAACGGCTCTTGGCAGATCGGTTATCGAGGCGAAGCTCCAACCGTCTCTGGGATATCGCCAAAATTTGTCTACCAGATATGGAGATGGGGCGAAGATGGCTATTCTGGGGAGGCGCAATGAGCAACGTTCCAACCATCTTTAACGGCGAGATGCAGCTCATGAATTGGGGCGAATCGTCGGCGAATGGCGCATGGGTCAAGTTCTGGATCACGCCGGAGGATCTGGAGGCATTTCGCCATCTCAAGTGTAAGAGCGGAAAGATCGCAGGGCATCGCGTCGCGGCAGTGCTCGTCGAAATCGGAGACGACGAACAGCCGGTGCAGCGTGATACCACGGCCACGGGAAATAACGCGGCCAAGGGTGGCGCACTTGCCGTGCTGGCTGGTCGCTTGTGCGCGGACGAAAGATTTTGGGAATTTGTAAGCGATACATACGGAGACAAGATTTCTCATCCCGATCAATGTGCTATCTGGGTGCGGTGTCAATGCGAAATCAGAAGCCGTGCTGAACTTGACCATAACGAAGCCGCAGCAGAAGCGTTCCACCGCATCATTCGCGGCCCATGGCAAGAGTACTGTCAACAGAGGGGATGGAAGTGAGGGGATTTATCGCTTCGTTCATGCAATTCACGACTATTGCGATTTATATGGATTTCCATGGCATCCCGTTGGGAAGCAAGGAATATTGGATTATGGCCGCAATACTTGTCATCTCAAACGCGATCGCTGAAGCAATAAGGGGATGGAATAATGCATGACGGCATCTGCATACTCTCATTCATCAGCATCGGCCTGCTTTGGCCTAGCTGGCTTCAACACCATTCGCGCGGCTGGAAGTTACTCGCGCTTTGGGCGGCTCCGATGGTCGGCTTCTTTCTGGGGTGGATGGCGAAATGAAAAAGAGTCAGTTTTTATCCCTATGCGCAGTAATTGTCGCAGCACCGCACGTTAGTCCAGAGGCAATACAGTGGATTTGCCCCATCACGTTGCTCGTTTCGTGGGCTTACGCATGGAGAGATGAATGAAGCGATCTTCGCTGATCCGCAAGACCCCGCTCAAGCGCGGTAGTTGGTCCCGCAAAAGCTCACCTCTTCCCGAAGGCACCAAGCCCGCGCGCAAGACGGCGATTAAGGCGCGGGTGAAGTCGAAGACGAAGGCTGAGCGCGAGCATATGGGAATCGTCGCAGGGAGTTTTTGCATCGTGTGCCGCAATGAGGGATTGGGCGAATCACCAGCCGAACTGCATCATCCGCGGTTCCTGGCTGGCGGAGGCCAGCGATCAAGCCATATGGATGTGATTGCGCTCTGCCCAATGCATCACCGCCTCGGCGGCTGGGGTGTGGCGTTTCACGCAGGTCCTGCGGAATTCGAGCGCCGGTACGGGACTGAGGCGGAATTGTTGGCGCAGACGCGTCAAGAGATGGGATTGGAGCAAACTGAATTGGAGGAAGCTTGATGGGTCATTATGCATGCGACATGCGACCGGAATGGTTCGCGAAAGACGAGAAACCGGCAAAACCGAAGAAGCGAGCCAAAGAGATGGTTGACAGATGGATGGGTAATTGCGATGTCGTTCTGAAAACGGAGGCGTACGACGATTTGGTGAAGCATATCGCGAAAGAGATTAAGAAAGCGGAGACGGTATGACCAACACCATCGAATTCCGCCGCTTCGGTCGCCGTCGCTGGTTCTTCTGCATGCTGGAGGATGGCGAGCTGAAGCTATTCGGTTCTGCGGCTACTGCTCAAGCATGGGCAGTTACGCAGGGATTCAAGGCTGTGTTCCCGGAGGAAAATTAATGGAATCCAAAGAGATTTGGATCAAAATCCATTTAGATGAGGTGTTGAGATATTGGGCAGATGCATACGATGGCGGCGATACTCAGAAAATCGTGCAGCGTGAGTACTTTGTCGATATCACAAAGAAAGTAGCTTTGTTCAGACTCGTGACGGAGACGAAGGAGTGAGCGCCCTAGCCAACACAATCCGCCAGCTCTCGGGACGGCTCGCCCTGCTTCGTGCCGAGCGTGAGCGCTACCAAGCGCTGTGTGCTGCGGCCTATCAACTCGCCGGAACCGTGAATGCGCCCGTGCGATTTCTCGATGCGTTCTCGGATGGCGCAAATGGCGAGATCGAGGCACGGCAGAGGACGGATGATCTGCTGCCGATCGATCCGCAAGAGACGGGCGCGTTTCCGGCGTGGTCGGATGCGGAGGTTGAGGGATGG